ATACGTAGCTACTGATCCATCACCTCGAATATATTGGCTAGTCGTTCCGATAGGTTTTGCATAGTATGTTGAAGCTGCCGCCGATGTGGAAAGATAATTAGCGGGAATAAATGCGGTACTTTGAAAGCTAGAATCTGGAAAAGTAATGCCTGAATTTGTACCAATTAATAATCCACCGCCGATATTAAAACCACCAGCACCATAAGAAGCACCATCAGAAGGGCCTGAGTCACTATAAAAAACTAAACTACCGTTTGTTAAATTAGTATGATTTGCAGAGTCAGTGTCTAATATATATATATTACTTTCAGTAATTGTATTACTTACGGAACCACCTGTAGTTAATCCAATACCACCCGACATTGTTCCGCCTGTAAGGGGTAATGCAGAAGTTACTTGATAAGTTCCGTCAGTAAAACGCAGACCAAGTGCTTTAGTAAATCCAACACCGTCATTTCCTGTACTTTGCTGACCGCTTGTAAAACCATTGCCATCTAATCTAAAAACATCTTCAGCATCACCAGCATATCCACCAAAAACACCACCATTGCCAAGCCCCCAATTATGGTCAGAACTTGCTGTTCCGCCTACACCATTATTACTTAAATTAAAATAATTATCATTAATTCCGGGAATGCTTGAATCACCTGAAATTCCATCGGCATTAACTGTAACGGTTTTAGTGTAACTTGGATTGTCTGGGTCTGCTGGAACAAACTGAGTTAAATGAATACTGCTTTCGTCGATGTTGATTGGCACAACAAACCCACCGCTATTAAGCGCCTTCAAATAACCAGCCTGCCAGTTAAGCTCGTAGTCTACGGCACAGGTAAGTGAAATTCCATTATATCCACCACGGCCTGAATCAAATGAACCTTTAGCAATGTTCTGCGTACCAACCGAATCAAAACGAATTGCACCGGACATAATGCCACCTGTCAAAGGCAAGAAAGCACCGGCAGTCGCAGCAGTAGTCTGCGTAGTACCATCACCAAAACGTAAGTGAGTAGTAGTTAATTCAGCCCATTTGCCAGCCGTATCACCAATCTCAATACCGCCATTGTATAAATAACCATAAGCATTTGTTTGTCCTTCAGTTGCATTAGTTTGTTGTGTAAAAATTCTTGTTGGTTCTACGTTCGAGTAAGAACCACTCCCTGTATTAACAGTTAAATTACCTGTAAGCGTACCGCCAGCCAAAGGAAGAAACGCACCAGCCGTTGCTGCCGAAGTCTGTACTGATCCGTCATTGAAAGTTATGCCTGTAGATGTAACGCTAGTACCGGTTGTATTATCTCCGTCCCAGGCGCGAAGACCTGTTGCTTGTACAGTTGTTAAATGTCCATTGGTATTTTCTACACCTAATCCCCACGCAGCTAATTCAGAATCATTTGTTCCATCACTAGCAAAATCAATCGGCCCTGTCATTAAACCACCACCTAAAGGAAGATAGCCTGATAGACTAGATTGTAGCGTAGCTAACTGATCCTGCGTTGCGTAATTTTGAATCTTAACAAACTCAGTCGTAGCAATCTTGGTACTATTGTCGCTTGTAGGTGGAGTAGGAGCTTCAGGACTTCCTGTGAATACCGGTGAATTAAGCGCTGCGTAAGTCAGCGACATTTGCGAAGATAAACCTGTGAAGATTGCGTTGAAGTTTAACGACGTACTGTCCAATCGACCATCGTCTAATTGAATCTCTGATAGCCGGTCAATCGTCGCGTTAATCGATGTACGCACATTATTTAGCTCTTGGTCGATTTTATTACCAGGCTGTTGCAGGTTTGGAGTATAAGTGCTGAAAGTCGTGAAAGAGAATGACCGTTCAAATGGTGGTGGAACCTGACTCATGTTTCGTTATGTTGATGGTAAAATCGTTTCGTGGCAAGCGATGTAATCAGTACGCTTTGTAGGTGAAAGTTTTTTAGACCCAGAAATTTTAGCGGAGTGGGTGAAATAAAAATACACACGCGCGCGCGGGGGCGTAGGCGGGGGTGCGTGCGGGCGAGCGGGCGTGCGTGCGTGACTAACCATTTTAACGCCGGCCCGACTCATCGTGCGTTCCGTCCGCCTTACTGCCTAGGATGGGCAGTAACTCGCCAATGTTTGCAAGGCATTGCGTATGCGTTGAGCGTCATGTCGGGCTTTATCACATCGCACCAGGGATTGAGTCGGCTTTGTTCCTGGTTGTCTTGCAGCTGCAAGCCTCACGATCGTGGCGAAATGTTTTTTGACGTGGTTTTATGCGGTCGGAGTCGCACGCTCGCGCGAGGCTCGAACGGAACGAGGAGCGTAAAAAAATAGTTTATACATTTTGCGATTTAGGCTTGAACAAGCCCTATACTTCCCCCAATGTGTCGGAGTCGCCCCAATCGGCGACATCTACAAAACCCAATAAATACAATGCAAAACAACAACATCCCAACAAGTGCCGAAGTGCTTAATGCCCTCACGGTGCTTTCCAAAGTATCCCACCACACCGACCGTCACCCCTTACAGGTTGCCGTTGGTTTGCTCGCTAACTTCGAAGGCTTAGACGCTCAGAAGTTACATGAACTATTTGTTTCCGTAGGTTGCGCCGTGCGTAACTTTGGCGAAGCGGTCGGCGAGCAAATCGACGCTGAGCGTGACGGCTACCTCCGGAATTCGGAATACTTCGACGCTCAGGCCTGCCGAGTTTACAAACGAGCAACTGACGAGTTTGTCTCGTCATTCGATGAGGCCCAAGATGTCGCCCAAACGATCGCCATGAACGCAGGCGAGGAAAATCCGCAGACCCTCGATGAATACGAAGACTGCGCTGACCATGATGTCTAAGGTCGAAACGCCTCACGGCGTCGGCGAGTAAGGCTCGCCCTGATGATGACCCACTTTTCTCCCACCATGAAAAACACAAACCAAACCAACACCCGCACCGCTCGCTTCATGCTTGCGTCTGCTTCCCTCGCCATGCTCCGAATTGCTCAACAGCTCGAAGCACAGGCCCAACACGAACCAAGCGAAGCCAAGGCCGAGCGTCTCATCATTATGGCGTCCGACCTAGCCCACCACGCTGACGCGATCGCCGAAGCCTCGGGCTGGAACGCTGACACGGAAGCCAACCTAAAAGCCTTACAAGCCAACCTCTAAGCCTTTCCCCAACCATGAAAATACCAACACTAAACACCACGCCCGCTGAAATTAAAAACCTCGGCGGTTCTATCATCGTTAAATATTGTCCTGCAACCAATACCAGGGGCAGTCGCTGGAAAGCGATTATCGACCGAGGCGAGAATAGAAAGTTTACCTCGACCGTTTCCTATGACTACTCAGGTAAAGGAAATGACGGAGCAGACAAAGCAGCCTTAGAAGCCTTAAGCAAATTCACAGCATGGTGCCGTGAAAATGTCGAAGGCATAAGCCATGACGTAAAAGGTCGTGTCACAATCGGAAATAGCATCTACGCTTACATTTTCGAATAAGGCGAAACACCCGCAAGGGTGTCTCGGCGTTAAGCGCCGACTGATGAGCCTACTTTCACCCAACACTAAAAACCATGATTACTAAAACCCACAAATTCACCACGCATTTAGCCATCGACCGCACAGGCGACGGCCGACCCATGACCGAGGCTGACCGCTTGGCTATTGCCGAGACGCTCGAGAATGACGGCTTTGTGCTGACGCTAGATCCGGACGACTCGAGCAACTACACTCTGCCCGAAGGCGACTTAATCATTCTAGGAAATGTCGAATGGGACGAGCCAATCTTAAAAATGCACGACGGACAACTAGAAGTCATCGTGACTTTTTACCTCGAAGTTTCTACGTACAAACAAAAGACCAGGGCCGCAGCTGAACTAATCGACGACATCATTAGCGACTGCTTTCAATTCTCGATTGATGGCTACGAAACTTATTTTGAATAAAACTAATTTTACCCAACCCAAAAAATAAAACCATGAGCAACACACACACCGACCCAACCGAATTGACCGCACGCTTGACGGCGCTAATGGTCGAAGCGATTAACCACCCGCAGAGCGATTACATCTTGCGCGATCTAGCCCAGGAACTGCACAACGCAGACGACCTAGAGGGCCGGATGTCTTCGCAGTTAGTCCGCAAACTAGCGACGCTGACACAGCACGCCTGTGCTTCAGCTGAAGACGACCATGCCGAGAGTTCTGACTTCTACGAAAAGGAAGCAGACTATAAGCACAGCGATTTAATACCCGCCGACGCGAAACAATCTTCTAACGAGTTTGGCAAAGCGGCCGAAGCCTACGCGAAATGCTTTGAAGGCATACACAAAACAATCGTGAAACTTAACCGCGACTTAAAAGCCTCTGGCATTTAATCCGATGTATACCGACCCGAACTTTCAAATCGCCGGCCTTATCACTAGTACCTTAACCGCCCTGATCGGCTTAAGTTACATTTACAAAATCTCCCGCAAATAATTTCCCCCTATGGAAAATACAAACCAACCCAAGAGCGAAGCCATTCTGGTGACGCTGAACAAACAAAACAAAGTCGACGCTGACTTACTCCGCACCGCAGCTGAAGCGCTTGAAGCCATGACGCTTGAGACAATGACAGGCGAGCAGGTCAACGAAGTGGCAAGCGTGATGGCTGATTGGCTCCGATTGTGTGGCTGTGCAGTCTTCATGACTACTCCGCAAGATGTCATCGACGGCGCTGAGCAAGCCATGAGTGACGAAGAAACACCGGTGATACTGACATCGGAAGAAGCAAAGATAGTTTGCAAAGAATTAGACCAAAGTAATTACCTCAACGAAACGCACAGCGAAATCTATGTAGAGTTATTAAACGAAGCGATTGAGAAAAAGAAAGGCGGTGCGAAATGATTAACGAAAAGTCCTGGGCTAAGATGTTGATGACTTGCCACCGATACGGAAAGTGGGGCAAGACTTGGCCGATTACTTGGGCTAAGGCTCGATTGGTTTGGGCTAAGGCTGAACCGGACTATTCGACTAAGGCGACTGAGCAAGAAATGTTTGAAGCGATTAAAGCCGCCAAAAGATTTTGGAACTTAGGCCGAAGTGAGAAGGGTCTATACCCTGTCGACTTGATTTAACATGACCGACCCTAAGCAGACGGAGCTGGAAGGCGCGGACGAGTTTAACCTGATCGGCGAGAAGGCGACTGAATACAAACCGCCTGCCGAGCCGGATGACAAGACGCTAGACTTGCCATTGACCTGACAAAACCAGCCAAACCTACAAAACCTACCCGATTTAACCAATCGGGTATTTTTTTACCCCTCTCAAATCCCCTCAGAGCCGTTTTGATTGAACCGCCCTAAGCCTGATACACCCCCCGCCTCTAACCACGCAGGCAAGGCAAGGGAAGTATCACTATCGGGCAATCTCACATCGCCCAAGACCAGAACATCTACCCCGCCTTCCACGTCCCAGGTTTTACGGATACACAGGGACGAGACGATGGAGTCATCGGAAATAATACCGGCCCGCATGAGACAATCCAAGACGAGTTTAGCCAGGTTGTCAGAGTCGGGTCGGAAAGTATGGGGCTTACCATGTCGGGCTTTGTCCTTGGTCGGGAAGCGAAAGACTAAGACGACGGACAGGGCAGGATCTAAATCTGACGCGTAAGCCTTGGCCTGAGCTGCGACTGCCTCGACGGTATTTATCCAGCGCTTAGCGTTTGCATCGGCTGCGCTAATGACTCGACCATTCACGAACCTAGGGCGAGGCTGAGGGCGTGGCGTACCTGAGACGGAGAAGGTGATGGCAGTAGACACGATCTAACCCTACCACCGGACAAGACGAAGGGCAAGCAACCCGACAAATTTGAGGAAAGTAATTTCGATATATGTTTAGGCGATGGGCTGACCATGCTTTAGCAATGGGCTATGCCCGAGGAAGCCATTATATATATATATAGTCCTCGCATCCTCGACGCTGTTTTTTATTCATAAGTTGTTGATAGACAGACACTTGTTTGAGGATACTTTTTTGAGTAAAAAAAAGACCTAAGTATCCTCGACCTGTTTCCTCGAGGTTAAGTATTTAATAAACAATAACTTACAAAAGTTAGGTATGCTTCCTCGACCCTTGAGGAAGGCGAGGATACTACCCCCCAATCCTCGCATCCTCGCCACGTAAAACCCGCCCAAATCTCCTACACCATGCAGGATAAAAGGCTAGGTGCTACGCACTAAATTACGTGCTAGGTTTTTACCTTTGTGACAGCGTGACAAATGTGACAAAGAAAGACCCAGGCTTTTACACCTGGGTCAGTTTTTAGACCAGCCTACCCTTCCCCCGAAGGTGCTGATCCAAAGTTAAACCTCTGTCTCGCGGATGGCTTCCTCGATGGCAGCTTCAAGACCAGGGATTAAAGCCGGGTCTATCTCGTCGCCTTCATCGTCGCAGACTGTTTCAATGTCAAACTCGTCTACCTCCCAATGATGATCCTCAAAGGTATGAACCACACCGCCTTGATGTCCGTCAAAACTATCGTCGACCTTCTTCTTGGAGTAACAAAACACCACATAGTAAATCAGGCCTTTATGTTCCAGCTCTAGCTCGTCGTGTATCATTTTGTTTTACGCTTACGCTTAGCCGGTTTAGGTTTTTTAATAGACTTGTCGCAACAAAAACCAAACTCTTGGTCTAGTTTCATTTTAGTTAATTCGTCACGTGCTTTATCAAGCGCCGCCTCTAGCTCAACAATTCTTACGTCTTTCTGGATAGCCATGTGCCGGTAAGACATCATCTCGCGTACCTTCTCGCTCGACAGATTGGTAATAGCGACAATGCGCTGCCTTAAGATCAAGCAAGCCTTCCAGGGATTGAGCCACCACCAGCGAGGCAGGGCAGTATTGATGTCGAATAGGTTAGTCATTGATGGATGGTGGCTTGATGGATCGGGCATAAGGTAAGTTCTTAATGTCGTGGGTTGGATTTTCTAGGACAGTAAATTGATCGCTACGGAAATGACGAATTGCACCATCAAACTCAAGTACGATTGCGAAAGTATCATTAGCAAATGTCCCGCCATCACGCACGTAAAACAAAAGACCAGCACCGATAGGAGTATTAACCGGCACAGGATTGCGAAATTCATAAATCATTTTGTTTCAGTCTCCGGTTGAGCTTCAATGACTTTGCCCATCTCGACGATCTGCTCGGCGCGGATGATTGCTTGTAAGGCCATGTCATTATCGGCGAGCCGGTCGAACAATTCGTCTATCGTAATACGTTGTTTGACATCGTAAAACGGTATAGACTTTAGCATCTTTACCGCGTCGGTTGCGATGTTGCGATACTCGACGGCAATGTCATTGCCGGTCTTCTGTTTGGTTTTGATTTTGTTTTTACTCATTGGTAAATTTTAGATATAATTTCGTTGTTAGTCTTAAAGCCCATTCCTCTATATTTTAATAAAGTACCATAAGGCTTTTCAAGTTCAGTTACATCTTTTACAGTTTTAGCGTTTAACTTTTTAAGGACATTAACTGCGTGAGTAGATAAACCTATTTCCTCTATAGATTTATGCAGATTTGATGTAAGTTTATTATCTAAAAATGTTTTAACATCTTCATATAATACCCACGTTCCTTGGCTATTTTCTATAACCTTTATTCGTGCTTGAGCCATTGTATTGGCTGAAACATTTAACACAGGTAGCACGTCATACCTTTGCGGGTGTGGTGATATGATTTTAGTTTCTCTTACTTGTTTAGTTTGATTATTCATTGTTGGTATTGGGTGGAGATGGTTCAATGACGATTGCGTCATCAATAGATTTAACTTCGCCGATGATCTGGCGCATAGACTCAAGTTGTTTGCGTCCGCGTTCAACGACTTCCTGTAATTCGGATACGGTCATTTCGTGTTGGTCTTTCTTATTACCTTTACCTAATTGCAAGGCGGCAGCGATGGCAGACAGGCCATGACCGGAAGCCTCAAGCGTCCATCGTGCAGCCTGGAAGCGTACCTGAGCCGGCGCAGCTGGATCGGTGAGTAGGGATTGCATGACTTCCCAAGCCTTAGTTGCCCCGCCTGTTTTAATTTCCATGTCGCGCTTCAGCTCGATGGCTTCGCGAACGTTATGGTTTAGTAAAAGTTGACTGCCGTTTGTATGGCCGGCTAACTTGCCAGCAGCGTCGGCATTACCACCATTTGCTACGTAAGCCTGGACAAACTTCTCTTGCTGTTCGGTCAAGTTGATGTCGCCATCACGACGAACAATAATCCCGCCCTTCCATTGTTCCTTATCGGTTTGCTTTCGCATCGGCTTTAATTTGTTTAGCGTTAATCTTATGCTTTCTGCAGAAGTTGTAAGTATTATTACGTCCAACCCCTAGCTTTGAATCTAATTCATCAAAGGTCATGCCTTTGTTTAATCCGTCAATGATGATGTCATGCCAGCCGGATCGGTCGTGTTTATAAACGACGCGTTTGTTTTTATTCTTAAACTCTATCTTAAATATCTTAGCCCATTTGTAGACCGTTAAATAATGAAAGCCTAGATACTTGGCCGCCTCGCGAATACACATACCTTTGTCCGCTGCCTTGCGGAAGTCAGCGCGATACTCGGACATACGAACCGCCGTTGCTCGGTACATTAAATTACCCAGGTATGCAACACCACCACGCTTGCCATTACCAAGGGTCAGGATAGGCGACTCTATAATTTCGTTTTTATCCATATCAGTAAGCAATCTCCGAGGTTTGCCAGCCAGATCCAGGAACATAAGCTCGTACTAATACTACGTGTTTATTGTCTACCTTACTGACTGCGATTGAATAGTCGTTACATTCAAACTTATAGCCATCAATCAATTCGTTATTCTCCATGAGATTAACAGCCAGGTTAGAAGCCCATGAGTCTAGGCCGAGTCTGTTTATTAAATCATTCATCGGATTGGATTTTACTTTCTTCTACGTAAAGCATTGTAACAACGGCCTTGCGATAGCGCCAGCCATCAACAGTAGCCCAATTATAATTGTATCTAGAAAAGCCACGCATACCTAGATTATAAGCCAACCAAGTTTCGCCAAGGTTAGCCGGTCTTCCGTATTGTTTAGTCAATCTTGCGCGAGTGTAGGTCAACCAAGAGCGGGCATACTCTCTAGCCTTCTTACGATCCATCGCATCCTTGAAAGGATACACAGGCAAGCCGGCTTTCTTACGGATTTTACTGCAGTCTGTCCAAGCTGCGCGATGAAATTGAAATACGCCCGCGGCGGTTTTACCATCGCCCCATACATTGCGACTATTCGATTCAGTCTTCTCGACTGCATCAAGCCACGTATCAGGGACAGGTTGTAAGGTTGCTAGTGAAAGCAATATAGCGGTATTCATGTTAGGGGGAATGACTACAACTTGTAGTTTATTTCTTCTTACGTTCAACTTTATTTTTATCTTTTTTTATTCTAGCCTTACCTGTGCCGGAGATTGGCAGCGATCCAGAGTTTCCAATCCGTTTAATTCCACGCTCTACAATTCCGCGACATCTTTCCCAGATGGAGTAACTTTCTCTGCCATCATCTTCTATCCTATAGATGTCGCGATTATCGCTCATGTCTTTCTTATAACTTGTTTAGTATCAACATCATATACATACTCGTCCCACTTTGGCGAGTCATAAGCACCGGAGTTAATCTCAGCACCTACCTCATCGGTAGCAATCGGGCCGTCTGGTACGTCCAGCCACTTCTTTTCTTTACCACCCTTGGCTGCCGCCGATACTACCATCTTCTTCATCAGTAGCTCGTCGACTAGGTGGGTGAATTCGCCTGGGCCGATGGATCGTAATACCTCTGGCAGTTCAGACCGGCGACGATACAGACCTGACTTAGCGTTCTTACCCTCATTGGAATACGGATGGCCGTTACGTGAAGACAGAATGATTGCAGCCATAAGCCAGGCATGACGCTCTTGGAAGTTAATGTCGTTAAACTTATCGCGGTCGGTGACATCTACCAGCGTACCTATGGCCGTACGCATAAGCGTACGCTCGCCCTCAAACATCTCAGGGTTGTTGGCCTTGATGATGGCTGCCTTCCAAAGGTATTTCTTCTTAGGCATTTCGCCTAGGCCTTTCATTCTCCGGTCATAGTCCGAGGCATGCCATACCCCAATCGCTCCACGGAAAGCACCGAGCAAGGCTGATGATCCACGGACGGCTGATGCCATCTGCTCCGCATTGCGGATAGGTTCGTCGCCTTGCTTACGGATATGGTGGATGACTATCAGCGCTGCGCCTAACTCCCCGCCTACCTGTGAGGCTACGCGGATAAACTCATTGATGACCGTGGCACTATTCTCTTCGCCGTGAAGAACGCTGTTAAGAGTGTCAATAACTACGAGCTGAAGGTTCGGGATTTGCTTGAGCAAATTGAAAAACTCTAGCCACTTACGTGAGGGTCTAGCCTCTTGGGTCTTCGGGTCTTTCTCGACTAGAGCAAATGCACCACCGCTATTGATTGATGGTAAGATAATCAAATCATCACCGGCTGCCTTACGTCGGCTTCCGTCTGGATCCATGTCGGACAAGCGGATATGTAATTCGTCTTTGTCGTCTTCGGTTGTGAGAATGACGACTGCACCTTTCTTCATCACCGGCATACCGCACCAAGTGTCGCCCTCTTGACGCGACGATACTTTCAATGCCAGGTCTAAAATCATAAAGGTCTTACCCGCACCACCCTCTGCCACTAGTAGCTGGTGCTTCGCTGCTTGAACAAAGTTTGACACTAGGAATTGACGCTCAGGTCTTTGAGTCATCGACCAGCGATGGGCTGCCCAAACCGCTAGGCCTTGCCCTTCGGCTACGATTGGCTTCTCTGGCTCTACCATAGGGCCATGGGTTGCTAGGTCTTTCTTGAGCAAGCCTTGCCACTCTGTAGCGAATCTAGAGTCTACCCAAGGTGGCGACATATGCGCCTGCATCCAGCCATAGGTGGCTTGCTTAGCCTCGTCGACAGTCATGTCTCCGCGTCGAGCGACGTGCAGATAATGTCCGGCTACGGATGAGAAGGCAGTCCATCGTGTAGCCCCTTCGCCACCCGCTTGGACATCGCTAACCAAAGCCTCAGCCGTATCGGTCTTAAACATGGCTGCCGCCTTCTCTGCGTCTTCGGCTAATGCCCAAGGCGATGGTGGCATGGCTTCGGATGCCACTAGTAAATTATTATTAAGTGCAGTAGATACTCGTTCAATCTGTACGACTCGCTTGATGCCTGACTTGCCGTGGATTGAGCCGGCTACTCGGATCGGTTGATGCGCGCGTCCAAATGGATTACTCTCAACACCAATACCGAATTGAATGTCAGCCCCACACTTGCGAGCGATAGCGTCACGCATAGATACTACATTTCCTACGTCGTGGCTTGAATCAATAGACCAATAGGCATGGCGCTTAGGCTTGCCTTCGTCTGTAGTACCACCCGATAGCACGACCATATTGGCAGGCCCTAAATACTTCTCGGCATACTCCAGCTTTGCGTCTGTGTCGCCGGTGTCAAAGTCAGCACAGGCCGTCAGGAATACGTCACAATTCTCGGCAGTACCACGCTCAGCCTTGAGCGTACAAGGCACAATAAATGTAGCTACATTATGACTACCCCATCGGGCTGCATGATTAGATACAGATCCAACTAAACCAGCGAATCCAAGTTTTGCTGGTTCTAAAAATATGTCTTCGCGAAATATGCCTTCTCGTTCAGTACCTTTCTCGCCTATACCTCGTAAGCATATAAAGCCTTGGGCTTTTCTACCAAATAGTAATTGTAAGTGTTTAGCGATAGCACTGCTATCTATAGTTAATGTTTGCTCGGTCATGTTGGTTGGGGGAAATTTGTTTTGTTACTTATTACTGCTCAGTCAATTCAACTTTATGACCTTTTTGTTTAGCCATAATCTGTAGCCAATGGGCGGTGATGTCATCGAGCTGATCTAACTTGTCTTGGGATAAGACAAACGATTTACGGTCAGACCCGCGGAAGTATTCAAGCCTGTCTTGGTTTATTATATTCTCACGTTGCGTCCAGCCTGCAAAGGTGACGTGACGTTCGTCTATGTTTACTATCATTAAACAATAGATATGGTTGTATTCTTTGACGGTCATCTTGCCGTCTATCTCGTATGCCGGTACTAGAAGATGGGCTGACTTGTGCTTACTAGATTTAATCTCTACGTTATAACCATTGATGGTAAAGTCGATGGATCCGCTGCGGGCGTATATCTCTTTGTCTCTTTCTCCATTGTTAAAGAGATGTGAAAAGCCAATCTCACCAAGCAGGCCTACGAAGTCTACGCTAATAGGATTGCCGTCGCTAATAACTTGATTGGTTACACCAGCCAGGCGCGACACTTGATGTCGCTTACTCGCCTCAGCATGGGCAGCTAACATGGT